CCTGCGTTCGGTCCGTGGTACCACTCAAAGTCATTTTTTCCCGGCCCCGGGTTTTTTTTCCGGAGGATTTTTCGCCGCCGCCCCCGGTCGGCCGACCGGCGGCCGCCGCACAGGAGGAGGTGGTCGCCGTGCCCCGCCCGAAGAAGCCCGCGGGCACCGCCGCCGATTCGCGCAACGGCCGCCGCGAGATCGAGGTCGGCCGCCACTCCCCCGGGGCGGTGGAGCAGTTCGACCCGCCCAACCCCGTGTGCGACGAGGCGATGGAGGCGTGGGAGCAGTTCTGGTCCGACCGCCAGGCCGCGCTGCTCACCCCCTCCAGCCGGGTGGTGCTCATCCGCTGGGTGGAGGCACTGGACCGGTACCTGCGCTCGACCTCGGCCGCTGACCTGCTGCCGCTGGTGGAGGGCTCCACCGGCCAGTCCGTGGTCAACCCGATGTACAAGATCAGCGAGCAGGCTCTCAAGACCGTGGAGGCGTGCGAACGCCAGCTCGGCATCGGCGGCCTGCACGCCGCCAACCTCGGCCTGGCCGCGATCAGCGAACGCAAGAGCCTGGCGGACATGAACGCCCAGTACGCGGCAGGAGCAGGACGAGGAGGTGGCGGTGGCTCCGGCGGCCAAGACCAGCAGCAGGAAGCCGACCCGCGGGTCACGGTCATCAAGCGCCGCTCGTAAGCCGCCGCCGTCCCCGCCCTGCCAAAGCTGCGGCTGGTCCCCCGGACCCAAGGGCCTGTGGCCCTCCGAGGGGGCCGTCGCGGTCCGCTGGATCGAGGACAACCTGATCTTCCCCGAGGGCGACTTCTTCGGGGAGCCGTTCCGGCTGCGCCCGGACCAGAAGTTGTTCCTGTACGAGTGGTACGAGTACTGCCCCGACTGCTCCCAGTGGCACTACGACGAGGGCCTGCGCGGGGCGGCCACCGGCGACGGCAAGACCACGTTCATCGCCGCGATCGCGATCGTGGAGTTCGCGGGCCCCCCGCAGATCGCCCCCAAGTCCCCGAACGTGGTCATCTCCGCCGCGTCCTGGGACCAGGCCGACGAGCTGTTCAGCAAGGCCGGCGTCATGCTCGGGGGCCGCGATGACGAGGTCCACGAGGCTCCCCTGTGCGGGTTCTTCGAGGTGATGGACGCCGAGATCAAGTTCCGCGACGGGCGCCCGGGCCTGATGAAGCGCATCGCCGCGGTGGCGGGCACCAACGAGGGCGGCCTGCCGCACCTGTTCATCGCCGACGAGCTCCACGAATGGGGCGACGTCGGCTCCAAGAAAGCCCGGATCTACACGGTGGTGGGCAAGTCCACCACCAAGCGCAAGACCCCGCGCGGGGGCGGCCGCAAGCTCGGGCTGTCCACGGCCGGGTTCGACGTCGACCGGTCCTTCCTCGGGAGCCTGTACAAGCTCGGCAAGAAGTCCCTGAGGAACCCCCGGCTCGCCCCCCGCCTGCTGTTCCGCTGGCACGAGGCCCCCGACGGGCTCAAGTTCGAGCGCAAGGCCGACCGTGTCAAGGCCGTCAAGGCCGCCTCCCCGGGCGCCGGGCACATGTGGTCGATCACCGACCGCGTCAACGCCTGGGGCAAACCGGACATGCCCGCGCACGAGTGGATCCGCTACTTCGGCAACCGCTGGGTCGACGTGGCCTCGGAGTCCTGGCTCAAGGACCACCCGGGCGCGTGGGGCGAGTGCGAGGGCACCTGGACGTCGCGGTCCACCAACCCGTTCGTGCTGGCCGTCGACATGGCCCTGAACCGCGACTCGGTGGCGGTCACCCGGGTGGAGGAGCTGCCTGATGGGCGCTACGCCATCAGCACGACGGTGTGGAAGCCCGCCAAGGACAAGCCCATCGACCACGAGGAGGTCTGGCTCTACATCGTGGAGCAGGCCACCGGCGAGGGTTTCCGCGGCGTGGTCTACGACCCCCGCTTCTTCGAGCTGCCCGCACGGATGCTCGAGACCCGCGGCATCCTCGCGATCCAGTTCGACCAGCACCCGCTGCGGATGTCCAAGGCCGTGGGCTGGACCTACGACGCGATCCTGGGCCAGCGCATCGTCCACGACGACGACCCCGAGCTGTCCGACGCGGTCAAGGCCGCCGTGAAGATGCCCCAGGAGCGCGGCGGTTTCACGCTGCGCAAGTCCAAGTCCAAGCGGCACATCGACGCGTGCATCGCCATGTGCATGGGCCTGTACGTGCTGGCCGAGGTCCCCGACCTCGAGGAGGCCGGCCCCAACCTGTGGTGAGGACCCGACCTGTGTTCAACAACCTGCTCGAGGCCGCCGGATGCCTGCTCATCGTGGCGTTCGTCTGGTTCGTGTGGCCGCCGCTCGTGCTCCTGGTCGCCGGGGTCCTGCTGGTCCTGGCCGCCACCGTGCGCGAGCGCCGCACCACCACCGAGACCACGAAGGGAGGCACCACACCGTGACGCTGTTCGGGGAGCTGTTCAACCGCCGCGCGAGCGTGGAGTCGCCGGGCAAGCCGCTGACCGACACGTCCCTGCTGGAGCTGCTGGGCGGAGCCCCGGGCACCGCCGGACAGGTCGTCACCCCCACCTCCTCCCTGCGCTTCTCCGCGGTGTGGCGGTGCGTGTGGCTGATCTCCAACGTCGCCAGCGCGCTGCCGCTGCACGTGTACCAGGAGACCTCCCGGGAGCGGGTGGACAAGAAGGACAACCTGTTGGCCGACCCGCACCCGGAGATGCCCGCCCTGGAGCTGTGGAAGCTCACCTACGTGCACAAATGCCTGTGGGGAAACGCGTACCTGCAGAAGATCCGCAACCGGGCGGGTCGGGTGGTCGAGCTGTGGCCCATCAGCCCGAACCGGGTCCAGGTCGGCCTGGCCCGGCCCACCCGCGCCGACCCTCCGATGAAGGTCTTCTCGGTCACCGACGACTGGGGCACCGAGCAGGACCTGACCCGCCGCGAGATCCTGCACCTGCCCGGGATGGGCTACGACGGGATCTGCGGGCTCTCCCCCATCCGCGCCGCCGCCGAGGGCATCGGCATGGGCCTGGCCGCGGAGAAGTACGGCGGCAAGCTCTTCGGGTCCGGCTCCACCATGTCGGGGATCCTGCAGGTCGAGCAGCGCCTGACCAAGGACGCCGCCGACGCCCTCAAGACCCGGTGGCAGGCCCGGGTCGGCGGCGTGGAGAACGCCCACGAGATCGCCGTCCTCGACAGCGGGGCGAAGTTCGAGTCCACCACCATGCCGAACAAGGACAGCCAGTTCATCGAGAGCAGGCAGTTCCAGATCGGCGACCTGGCCAGGTTCTTCGGCTTGCCGCAGTTCCTGCTGGGCGAGACCCAGAAGTCGACCAGCTGGGGGACCGGCCTGGAGCAGCAGGCGCTCGCGTTCGTGGTCTACGACCTGGCGCCCGGCTGGCTGGCACCCACCGAGGCCCGCCTCAACAAGGAGTTGTTGGGCGAGCGCGAGCAGATGACCGAGTACGCGGTGGAGGGGCTGCTGCGCGGCGATACCACCGCCCGCGGCGCGTTCTACCGGGTCATGCGCGAGGTCGGCGCCTTCAGCGCGAACGACATCCGCGCGCTGGAGTCGCGCCCGCCCATCGAGGGCGGCAACACCTACCTGCAGCCCGCCAACCTCACCCCGCTGGGCTCCGACCCGAGCGGGACGGCCCCGCCACCCCAGGAACCCGACGACGAGTCCGGCGATGACGACGATGGGAATGACGCATGAGCCTGATCAGCAGCGCGGGCACGCAGGAGCACCGTCGGCTGTCGCTGTCGGAGGCCTCGGCGCAGATCCGCACCCGTCGCGACGACGAGGAGGACGGCGCGCTCCAGGAGCAGCGCTTCCACGGCTACGCGGCGGTCTTCAACTCCCGAGCGGCGATCGGTAACCCGCTGCGCTGGGGGTTCTACGAGGAAATCGCCGACGGCGCCTTCACCAAGACCCTCACCGAGGGGGACGCCCGCCTCCTCATCGACCATGACTCCTACTACGTGGTGAGCCGGGTCTCCGCGGGCACCCTGGGCCTGGCCCAGGACCGGCACGGCCTGGCCGTGGACTCGGCCCTGGACACCCGCCTGTCCTACGTCGGCGACCTGGTCGCCAACCTCGACAACGGCAACGTGACGGGGATGAGCTTCGGCTTCTACGTCATCAAGGACGACTGGGCGCTGGAGACGGTCGAGACCTCCGACGGGCAGTCCGCCGAGGTGGAGGTCCGCACCATCCAGGAGGTCCGCCTGATCGAGGTCTCGGCGGTGACCTTCCCCGCCTACGAGGACACCGAGGCGGCTCTGCGCCACGTCGCCACCGCCCTGGTCCACCGCGGCGACGCCGACGCCATCGAGCGCCGCGCCGTCCACCGTCCCGAACTGCGGGACCTACTGCAGGTCATCACCCCGCGCGAGCCGGGAGAGTCCACTCGCGCTGACACCACCACGGAGCCGACCGAGCTCACTCCGCGGCACGTCGACCAGGTCGACCTGGCCATGAGGGGACACGCCGCCCGCTGGCGGCTGCCCCTGCACTGACCCCCTATTCGACACGACCCCGGACCGCACGGCCGGGGCCGTCGGCATGCCCCGGGAGGGCACATGAGCAGCACCAACGAAGCAGCCCTGGTCGAGCGCCAGAACCGGCTGTGGAACCGCATGACCGAGATCATGGCCGCGGCCCGCGACGAGGGCCGCGACATGAGCGCGGAAGAGCGCGCGAACTGGGACGCCGCCGAGACCGAGCTGAACCAGGTCTCGGGCGACATCGAGCGCATCCAGCGCATGGCCCGCCTGGCCCAGGTGGACCGCTCCCAGCACGTGGTCGCCACCGGCGACGGCGGACAGGAGGAGGACCGCGACGCCCGCACCAGCGAGGACGAGAGCTACGCCGAGGCGTTCGGCGTCTACCTGCGCGAGGGCATGGGCGCCCTGGAGCCCGCCCAGCGGCGCCTGCTCGAGCAGGGCCGCCGCGAGGCCCGCGCCCTGGGCGTGGGCACCGACTCCGCCGGCGGCTACCTGGTCCCCGACGACTTCCGCGCGACCCTCACCGAGACCCTCCTGGCGTTCGGCGGGCTGATGTCCGACATCCAGGTCATCACCACGACCACCGGCAACGCCCTGTCCTGGCCCACCAACAACGACACCGCCAACGTCGGCGCGATCCTGGCGGAGAACACCCAGGTCAGCGAGCAGGACGTGGTGTTCGACGAGAACGAGCTGGGCGCCTACACCTACACCTCGCGGATGGTGCGGGTCGCGCTGCAGCTCATGCAGGACAACGCCTTCGGCCTGGAGAGCTGGCTGCCCCGCAAGCTCGGTGAGCGCATCGGCCGGGCCATCGCCGCGCACATCGCCACCGGCACCGGTACCAACCAGCCCCTGGGACTGGTCACCGGCGGAACCGTCGGGGCGACCGGCGCGGTGGGGGCGAGCGCGGCCATCACCTACGACAACCTCATCGACCTCGAGCACTCGGTGAACTCCGCGTACCGGACCCGCGCCAAGTACGGGCTCTCCGACTCTGCGCTCAAGCTCGTGCGCAAGCTCAAGGACGGCGACGACCGGCCGATGTGGGTGCCGGTGCCCGCGCCCGGGTTCCCCGCGACCATCAACGGATTCGCCTACACCGTCGACGACGCCCTGGCGGCCCCCGCCCCCGGCGCCAAGTCCCTGGTCTTCGGCGACCTCCAGGCGGGCTACATCGGCCGCCAGGTCCTGGGCGTGCAGCTGATGCAGCTGCGCGAGCGCTACGCCGACTACCTCCAGGTCGCCTTCCTGGGCTTCTCCCGCTGGGACTCCGCGCCCGACGACACGGCCGCCTACCGCGTCTTCCAGCACGGCGCCGCCGAGTAACCCGCCCCGGGCCGGGCCCCAACGCCGGAGCCCGGCCCCCTGCCCCGAGAGGAGGCGCGCCATGGCGCGCGTGCGCATTCTGACGAGCATCTCCACCACCGAGGCCAGCTACAAGCGCGGCGAGGAGGTGGAGCTGGACGAGGCCACCGCCCGCTCCTGGGTGGAGGCCGGGATGGCCGTCCCCGCGGGGAGCGAGGACCAGGCCGTGCCCGAGACCACCGCGCGGCGCACCGGCCGCCCCGCGACCCGCAAGCCCAAGGGCCGGTAGGTGCCCGCTCTGACGCTGGAGGCCGCCAAGTCCCAGCTCAAGATCACCAAGGACACCCACGACGCGGACCTGGCCACCTACGTGGCCGGTGTCAACGAGGTGGTGGAGCACTACATCGGCCCGGTCGACGACCGGCCGGTGGTGGAGCGCTGGGAGGGGTGGCGGCCCGTCATCGCGGTGCGCCACACCCCGGTGGTGTCCGTGGACTCGGTGACCTACCTCGACGGCGGCCAGGCCGTGGCCGTGGACGACATCGACGTGGACGCCACCACCGGGGCGCTGCAGCTGATCTCGGCCACCCGGTGGCCGTCCGGGCGGCTCCGGGTCGCCTACACCGCGGGCCGGGGCGGCATCGCGCCGCCGTCGGCGACCACGGCCGCGCTGATGATCATCCAGCACCTGTGGGAGGTGCGCCGCGGGGCCGACTCGCGCCGCCCCGCCTACAGCCCGGTGGAGGGCACCCAGCACGTCGTCACCCCCAACTTCACCTACTCGGTTCCCAGGAGGGCGATCCAACTGCTCGAAGCACACGCCACCGGCCCGGCGGTCTCATGAGCCAGACCCAGACCACCACCATCCACACGCTGGTCCAGGCCCTGCACGACCGGCTGGCCGCCTCCACCGACGAGCGGATCAGCGGTGCGCAGGTCGTCCTGGGCGCCCCTCCCGGCTACCTCGAGGACGACTTCCTGATCGTGGGCTGGTCGCCGGACCGGGCGATCTCCGCCACCCAGGACCGCCAGGCCCAGGGCGCCAACCGCTTCCAGGAGAACTACCAGGTGCCCCTCCTGGTCGCCGCCCAGTCCGGCGACGACGACGTCCAGGAGGTCCTGGCCCGGTGCGGGCGCATGGTCGAGGCCCTCAACACCGAGATCGTGGCCGACCACACCTTCGGGCGGCTGGTGCTGTCCACCCAGATCAGCCAGGTGTCCATGGACCCCGTCCAGACCGCCACCGGGCCCTCCTGCACCGCCGAAGTGGTCCTGGCCGTCTCGGCCCTGACCCGCAAGTAGAGGAGCGCAGCCGTGGCCGAGGAAGAGGTCGTCGGGTTCGCCCTGGCGGGCAACGCGGTGCGCCGCCTGCGCCGCGACATGGGCACCATCCCCCGCCAGATGCAGGCAGGGCTGCGCCCGGCGATGCGCGAGAGCGGCCAGGAGCTGCTGGCCGACGGCCACCGCCGCGCGGGCCGCTGGTCCACGCGCATCCCTGGGGCGATGCGCGTGCAGGTCTCCTTCACCCACCGCTGGGCCGGGGTGTCGCTGGTCGTGGACAGGAACAAGGCCCCGCACGCGCGCCCCTACGAGGGCATCCTCGGCGACGCCTCGTTCCGCCGCCCCGTGTTCGGCCACCAGGACCGGTGGGTGGTACAGCCCACCCGACCGTTCGCTCAACCCGCGGCGGACCTGCACGGTCCCCGCACCGTCGCGGCCGTCAACCGCGTCGTCGACCAGGCCGCCGTCGCGGCCGGATTCACACGGAAGGGCATGTCATGAGGCTGGAAACCATCGAGATCCGCCACAAGGACCACGGGGGCGTGTACCGGGCCCCCGCCAAGGCGGTGGCGTTCTGGCAGGCCCGCGGCTGGGAGGCCGTCGACGACACCCAGGTGCCGCAGGCGAACACCACCGCGCCCACCGAACCCGCGACCCAGCAGGCCGCGGACACCGCCCCGGCCGCGCGCCGGTCCACCAAGAAGGAGGCCTGACGTGGATCTCGTCCCCGTCGCCGACAAGTTCATCAACGTCGGCGTCACCGTCGTGGCCTTCGTGCCGACGATCGCCGACGTGCAGGTGCCCACCCGGGCAGAGCTGGACGCGGGCGTCGACCTGACCGACGAGGTCACCGCCGCCTCTGGGTGGAACGTCTCCTCCGCGAACGTGCCCTACACCCCGCTCGGGTCCGTTTTCACGCCGAGCATCCCCGGCAGGACCAGCGTGGAGGACTCCTCCCTGACCCTGCCCCAGGACATCACCGGCACGGACGTGCGCGAGATCCTGCCGCGTCTGACCACCGGTTTCATCGTCATCATGTACGGCGGCGACGTCGTGGACTCGCCCATGGACGTGTGGCCGGTGCGGGTGTCCTCGCTGGGCAAGACCCTGTCGACGGAGGGCACCGAGATCGCCTCCATCGTGGTCTCGTTCGCGGTGCCGGCCGAACCGGCCGAGGACGTGGCCATCCCCGCGGCGGCCGGGGGTGGCGGGTGAGCGAGAGCCTGCGGGACCGGCTGCTCCAGCGCGAGCGGCCGGTCGCGACCTACACGTGCCGGGTCGCCCCGGTCGCCGACACCCAGCGGGCCGAACAGGACCTCGCAGCGGCCCTCAAGGCGCTGCGCGGAGTGCGCCCCGACGACGAGACCGCTGCCGCCACGGCACAGGAGGCGGTGGCCACCGCCCAAGAGCGCCGGGACGCCTGCTACGAGCAGATCCTCCTGCAGGCGCTGCCCCCGGACGCCTACGAGGCGATCGGCGACGCCTACCCGCTGGCCGATGAGGGCGCCGAGGAGAAGGTCCGGCTCGCGGCGGACGAGGCGTACCTGCACGCGGTGTTCCTGAGCTGTGTCCAGGGCGAGTTGACCAGTGAGGAGTGGACGACCTTCGTCCACACCAACCTCTCCACCGGGGAACGCAACGACCTGTACACCCTGGCCAACGCCGTCAACGGCCGGGTGCGGGCCCTGGACCCCTCCGTCCCAAAAGGCTAGACGCCGAGCCGGGCCTGCTTCTGGAGGCTGAGGTCGCCCGCTTCCACAAGATCAGCCACAGCGCCTTCCTGGCATGGCCGAAGCGCGACCGCGACCTGGCGCTGTGGCTGCACATCCGCGAGGCACAGACGTGCGCCGGGTGCGGGACCCGACCGGCCGAGTGGGACCCCGACCAGGGCGGGTCCAAGGCCGCGTACCTGCCCACCGAGCGAGTTTGCCCGGGCTGTCAGCGCATCCACGCCCGCCAAGAGCACCTGCGCAAGTCCTACGACCAGCTGCCCGGCGGGCTCAAGGTCCACCTGAGAAAACACGATCCGGGGTGAACTGTGTCGACCTCCTCCCAGCAGCGCGACCTGCGCATCAACCTCTCGGCCAACGCGGCCGGGATGGAGCGCGGCCTGGCGCGCGCCGACAAAGCCATGGAGCGCCACCAGCGCAAGGTCGAGGACACCGCGAACGCGATCGCGCGCCTGGAGATGGAGCTGCAGGCCGACATCGACCGGACCCTGGCCGAGGTCGAGGCGGCCTCGGCGGCCCGCGCGGAGTCCTACGCCGCCGCCGGGCAGGGCATGCTCGTGGCCGGTGCGGCCATCACCGCCGGGCTCGGGATGGCCGCCCGCGCCGCCATCCAGTGGGAGTCGGACTGGGCCGGGGTCACCAAGGTCCTGGACGCCACCCCCGACCAGGTCGAGGCCCTGGAGTCGGGGCTGCGCGGGCTGGCCCTGCAGATCCCCGCCACCCAGTCGGAGCTGGCGGGGATCGCCGGGGCCGCCGCCCAGCTGGGCATCGAGAGCCAGAACATCCTCACGTTCACCTCGACGGTCGCGGCGATGGGCGTGGCGACGGACATGGTCGCCGAGGAGGCGGCCATGCAGATGGCCCGGTTCTCCGCGATCATGGGCACCCCGCAGGAGTCGGTGGACCAGCTCGGGTCCGCCATCGTCGAGCTGGGCAACAACAGCGCGGCGACCGAGTCCGAGATCATGACCATGGCGATGCGGATCGCCGGTGCGGGGTCCACGGTCGGGATCACCGAGGGCGAAGTGCTCGGGTTCGCCGCGGCCCTCACGAGCGTGGGCATGGAGGCCGAGGCCGGCGGCAGCGCGGTGTCCCGGGTGCTGCTGTCCATCAACGACGCGGTCTCCTCCGGCGGGGCGAACCTGACCGAGTTCGCCAAGGTCGCCGGGGTGTCGGCCAGCTCCTACACCGACGCCTGGCGCGACGACCCGGCGCAGGCCACCCACGAGTTCGTGGCCGGGCTCGCGCGGATGCAGTCCGAGGGCGAGAACGTCAACCTCACCCTGGGCAAGTTGGGCCTGGGCGAGATCGTGGTCCGCGACGCCCTGCTGCGCATGGCCGGGGCCTCGGACCTGGTCGCCGAGTCCCTGGAGCTGGGCAACCGGGGCTGGGCGGAGAACTCGGCCCTGGTCGAGGAGGCGGCCGCGAGGTATGCGACCACGGAGTCGCAGATCCAGATCGCGCGCAACGCGATCAACGAGACGGGCATCGCGATCGGGGAGGGGTTGTTGCCCATCCTCGGTGAGGCCGCCTCCCGCATCACCGACTACGGGGCGGCGTTCTCCTCCCTGGACGAGGGACAGCAGCAGTGGGTCGCGGGGATCAGCGGATCCGCGGGCGCCCTGGCGCTGCTGACCGGCGCGCTCATCACCATCGGCCCCCGCGTGATCGAGTTCCGCACCCAGATGCAGGACCTGCACACCGGCGGGGCCACCCGGCTGCAGCGCGGTATTGGCGGGCTGGCGGCGTTCATGACCGGCCCCTACGGTGCGGCGATCGCCGGGGTCCTCGCCCTGGGCGGTATCTGGCTGGACCAGAAGGCCCAGCAGATCGCCCGCGAGCAGGAGTGGGCGCGGGTCCTGACCGAGACCAACGGCGCGGTGACGGGCGCGACCGCGGCGCACGCCGCCCAGCGCCTGCAGGACGAGGGCCTGCTGGAGATCTCCCGCGAGCTGGGCGTGGAGCAGGGGCGGCTCACCGACGCGCTCCTGACCAACGGGGAGGCCCGCCAGGCCCTGGCGACCCTGTCGGAGCTGGCCGCCACCTCCCAGCAGGGCCTGGTCAGCGGCAACTCCAGCGAGGCCGCGTCCCTGGCCGAGCTCAACGCGGCCGTGGAGACCCTGTTCGGGTCCGGCACCAAACTCTCGGACCTGAACCAGACCCAGCTCGAGGAGCTGTCCGGGCTGCAGTACAGCGTGGCCGGGCTGACCGAGGAGATGGTCGCGGGCCAGGAGGAGATGGCGGCCTCCACCGCCGAGACGCAGGCCCAGGCCGCCACGTACCTGACCGCCGCCGAGGCCGCCGACGCCTTCGCGGAGTCCATCAGCCGCGTCAACGGGATGATCGCCGAATCCATCAGCGCGGAGCTGGACTACAACGCGACGATGCTGCGGGTGACGGAGACGGTCACCGCCAACGCGGGGGCCACCGACCGGCACACCGAGGCGGGGATCGCCAACCACCGCAGCCTCCTGGACCTGATCACCGCGGGCGAGACCGAGACCCGCACGATGATCGCGAACGAAGACTCCACCGAGGCCCTGGAGGCGCAGAAGGTCAAGCTCCGCGAGGACCTGGAGCTGCTGCGGAACACGGTCGGGCTGACCGATGAGCAGTTCGCCGAGTACGACGAGATGCTCCGCAACGTCGAGTCGGAGATCGACACGGCCATCCAGGTGCGCGCCAACGGCACCTGGTCCACGTCCCCGACGCAGAACTCCTCGCACACCTCCCCGCGCGGCGGCGCCCCCGCGTTCTACGCGTCCGGCGGCGCGGTCTCGGGGCCGGGCACGGGCACCTCCGACAGCATCGACGCGCGCCTGTCCACGGGCGAGCACGTGTTCACCGCCGAGGAGGTCGAGGCGCTGGGCGGCCAGGAGCGGGTGTACGCGCTGCGCTCCCTGATCCGCTCGGGGGTGTTCCAGTACCCCGACCAGCCGCAAAGGTTCGCGCGGGGCGGGGCGGCCCTGCCCCGGCCCGCGCGGATCGTGGACGACCACGACGAGGACACCCGCATCAAGATCCAGCAGCTGTTCGCCGACACCACCGCGGGGGCCGCCGACGAGATGGCGCAGGCGTGGAAGCGCCTGATGGAGTCCGGCGGGTCGGTCGTGTCCGCGTGGCGGTCCCAGCTGGGGGTGCCCTACTCCTGGGGCGGCGGCGGCCCCGGCGGGCCCGGGTACGGCATCGGCCGCGGGTCCCGCACCCGCGGCTTCGACTGCTCGAGCTTGATGCAGTTCGGGTGGGCCAAGGCCGGGGTGTCCCTGCCCCGGGTGACATATGCGCAGATCAACTACGGTCGAGCCGTCCAGCGCGGCCAGGAGCGCCCCGGCGACCTGGTCTTCCCGCACCGCGGGCACGTGGCCGGGGTGGTCGCCCCGGGCCGTCTGATCCACGCCCCCTACACCGGGGCGACGGTCTCCTACCGCAACATGTACCCCCACCCGATCGCGATCCGCCGCCCGGGACGCTACGACGACGGCGGGCGCCTGGAGCACGGCCAGAGCGGCGTGAACCTGTCCCGCAGGCCGGAGCGGGTGCTGTCCCCGCGCCAGACCGACGCCTTCGAGCGGCTGGTCGAGGGGCTGCTGTCCGGGGCCACCATCCCGGCCGGGCAGCCGATCGGCGGCCATGGGCCGGGCGAGGTCCACTACCACGTCCACCACGTGCCGGGCCTGACCACCGTGCAGGACCTGGCGCGGGCCGAGGACCAGAGGCAGACCCGTGTGCGCGCGGGCCGGAGGGGATGACCTGTGCCGTTGATCATCGTCGCTCCGCCGGTACCGGTCCCCCCGCCCCGGGTGTGGCCCAAGGTCGCGGTCCCGCCGGGCAAACGCCTGGTGTGGATCAGCCCGGACGGGGAGGAGTTCGCGCTCTCGGACGGGGACTCCTACACCTCCGTCACCGGCCGGGCCGGGTTCGGGCGGGTCGTGCCGGACCTGGTCACCGAGGCCACCGCGCCCGGGGCGGCCCGCCTGGCCGACTACCGGGACAGCCCCCGGCTGATGAAGGTGCCGCTCATCGTGTCCGGGGGCGACCAGGACGCCTACCTGGCCGCGCACCGGGCGCTGGTGGCCTCCACCCGGCACCGGCGCCCGGGCCGGGTGGCCATGGGCCGCATCCGGGTGGAGCTCCCCGACGGCACCTGGCGGCACATCGGGTGCGTCTACCACGGCGGCCTGGACCCGCTCGAGGACATCCTGGACGACCTCATGTGGGCCCGCCAGGAGCACCAGGCGCTCGAGTTCTGGGCGCCGGAGCCGCACTTCGAGGGCCCCGAGATCTCCCTGTCCTGGCGGCTGGCACTGGACCCGGTGCCGTTCTACCCGCTCTACCCGCTACGGCTGAAAGCCTCCCAGGTGGGTGGGTCGGCGACGATCCTCTCCCCCGGGGACGCCCCCTCCTACCCGGTGTGGCGCGTCACCGGCCCCGGCACCCCCGTCATCACCAACGTCACCACCGACCAGAGCTGGGCATTCTCCGAACCCGTCCCCGAGGGGGTCACCGTGACCGTGGACTGCCGGCCCCCCTCGGTGGCCCCCCAGAGCGGGCTGAGCGCCCGCGACGACGTGGGAGGGGACTGGTGGGACCGGTTCGCGGGCTGGCCCCAGCTGTGGGACATCCCGCCCGGGCAGACCCTGCTGTCCGCGCAGATGATCGGCGCGACCCCCGACACCCGCCTGTCGGTGTCGTTCGCCCCCCGCTACCTGGCGGGGTGGTAGCCGATGATCCGCGAGCTGGAGATCTACGCCCGCGCCCCCGACCTGACCCGGCGCGGGCCGCTGCCGTGGGAGAGGGCCACCATCACCCTGTCGCACCTGGGGGTGGACGCCTGGGACCTGACCATGGACGCCAGCGCCGCCGACCACGCCGGGCCCGGGTGGGGGGTGTTCGTCGTCCTGGACCGCCAGGTCGTCCTCACCGGGTCGGTGGAGGACCCCAGGCGCCGCCGCGTCAGCGCCACCTCCCCGGGCACGGTGGCGGTGACCGGCGCCGGGGACCTGGCCGTCGTCGCCGGAGCCCTGGCCTGGCCCACCCCCGGCGCGGCGATCGGCCTGCAGTCCCAGCGGGCCGATGTGCGCACCGGGCCCGCGGAGACGGTCATCAAGGGCTACGTCGCCGACAACATCGGCCACACCCGGGCCTCCACCCGGCGAGATCCCGCGGCGCCGCTGGCCCGCCAGGTCGTCATCGCCCCGGACCTGGGCCGGGGCACGGCGGTGGAGTTCTCCGCCCGGTTCGACCCGCTGCTGGAGATCGTGCGCGCCTGCCACGGCGGCCTGGGGGTCGCCGTGGTCCAGAACGGCGAGGAGCTGGTCTTCGACACCTACCCCACCGCCACCCGGGCGGGCGCGGTGTTCTCCCTCGAGCGCGGCAACGTCGCCGAAGTGGAGTGGCAGGACGCCGCCCCTGAGACCACGCACGCCATCGTCGGCGGGGACGGCGAGGGCACCTCCCGCAACCTGCGCGTACGCGCCGACTCCGCCGCCGCCCAGGCCTGGCGGGTGGCGACCGAGGAGTTCATCGACCAGCGCTCGGAGGACTCGGCCGCGGCGCTCGACGCCGCCGGCGACAAGGTCCTGGCCGACGGGCGCCGGTCCGGGATCATCTCCGCGACCCTGGTCGACACCCCCGCCCTGGCGTTCGGGACGCACTACCACCTGGGCGACCGGGTCACCGTCATGCCCTCGGGGGGCCGGGCGTTCACCGACCAGGTCACCTCCGTGACCATCCAGGCCGACCGCCGCGCCGGGACCCTCACCATCACCCCCGCGGTGGGGTGGGCGACCGGCGGCCTCTACCAGACCCGGCAGGACCGGGAGATCGCCCTACTGCGCCGCGCCGTGAGCGCGCTGGAAAGGAGCCTGTGAGATGCGCTCGTGGCCCCACGCGCTGGAACCGGACGGGGAGACCCCGCAGGAGACCACCGAGGACGACTTCCGGTGGTCGCTGGCGATGGCCACCCAGGACGGCGTCGACCGCGGCGCCGGATCCGGGCTGTCCGCCACCGTCTCCGGCAACGACCTGGTGCTGGGCACCGGCCGCGGCTGCGTGGCCGGGTACAGCTTCGCGGTGGATACCTCCGAGCCGGTGGGCGTGCCCACCAACGGGGCCTCCCTGCCCCGCATCTTCCGGCTGGTCGCCCGCCTGGACGTGGCCGCTTCCGGGGTGCGCCCGCACGTGCTGGTGGGCACGGCCTCCTCCAACCCGCAGCCGCCCGCCCTGGTGCAGACCGACGCGATCTACGACCTGCCGCTGTGGCGGTGCCGACGCAACGGCGGCGGCGGCGCGATCACCCAGCTCACCTCGGAGCGGTTCGACCTGAACCCGTCCGGGGCGCTCACGTGCACCTCCTCCACCCGGCCGCCGAACCCGCTGCCCGGCGCCCTGGTCTATGAGACCGACACCGGGCGGCTGATGCTCTACCACGGCGGCCAGTGGCGCACCGTGACCGACAGCTCCTACCCCACCGCGTGGACAGCCATCGCGCTGCGCTCTTCTCGGTACAAGGGCCACACCAACGGCTACACCCCGGCCTGGCGGTTCCGCACGGCCGGGACGGTGCAGCTGCGCGGGGCCATCACCCGCACCACCGAGGGCGCGGCCATGATCAACGGCGACTACATCGGCGAACTCCCCGCGGCCGCCCGCCCGGGCGGGTTCGTGCGGTTCGCGACCGGCGCGCACGCCCGCACCGGCTCCACCGCCCAGACCCGAGGGGTGAGCGCCCGCGTGGAGATCCGCTCCAAGAACGCCGCGCCCGACGACGGCCAGATCACCATCTGGACCGACTACAACCCGGAGTGGATCGCGCTGGATGGCATCGAATACAACATCAGCTAGGAGCAGCCATGGCCAGGTACTGGTTCGGCGACCAGCCCGCCGACGTCGTCGTCGCCGCCGGCGACCAGGTCGGGGTGGAGACGATCCTGGGCTACCAGGCGGTCCTGGCCCCCTCCGTGGTGCTGTGGGCCTACGACCACACCACGGGCGAGCGGGTCACCGACCTGATGGACGACACCGGCACCGAGGTCTCCCAGATCGTCTCGGACCTGACCGGGCGCATCCCCCGCTTCCGCGGCCCCGACGGGGTCGAGCGCCTGCTGCTGGGCCAGTCCCCCGAGGGGCTGCCCGAGGAGACCGTGGCCCCCCGGTGGACGGTCCTGACCACGTCCTACCCCGACATCGTGGCCGCCCTACGCGACCGGATCGGCGCCCTGGAGGCCGAGTCCGGCGGGGAGTACACCGCCTCCCCCCACCCGGTGTTCTGGTCCTCGAACGGGGCAGTGCAGACCCACACCAGCGACCACCGGCCCGCGAACCTGGACGGGCGCCCGTGGGTGGTCACCGCGGTGCGCGCCACGGCGGTGCTGGCCGCGGACTCCACCCTCACCGTGACCGTGTCCACCGTGGACCTGGACACCGGCGCCCTGACCACGGTGGAAACCCTCACCCTGACCAGCGCCGCCCCCGCCTCCACCGTCATGGCCCCCGAGTGGGAGGTGCCCGCCGACGTCGGCCTCACCGCGGGGGTCGTCGTCGACGCCGGATCGGCGGCGAACCTGACCGTGCAGGTGATGATCCGATGACGACCGCCCGGGACACCTTCGCCCGGGAGGTCGCCGCGGGGTGGGGGTCCACCGACACCGGCCTGCCCTGGGCGCTCTCCGGCGGGACCGCCGCCGAGCGCACCGTCACCGGCGGGCGCGGCCGCCTCACCCTGGCCACCTCCCCCGGGAACGTGCGCACCAACCGCATCGACCGCCCCTGGGCGGACGCCGAGATCCTCGCCCAGGTCGCCCCCGGGCAGACCGCCGTCGGCGAGGCCCTCCTCATCGGCCTGGTGCTGCGCCGCTCCGCCGTGACCGACGCCTACTACCGGGCCCGCGCCCACCTGCTCACCGACGGCACCATCTCCCTGAGCGTGACCCGCGGGGTGACCACCATCGGCGCGATCGTGCCCACCGGGCTGACCTACACCCCCGGCGCCCGCCTGTGGATGCGCGCCCGCGTGGACGGCCACCAGGTCCGCGCGAGGATCTGGCCGGCCGGGACCACCGAACCGGCCGTGTGGGGCGTGGACCGCACCATCACCACCGACCCCGTCCCCCTCGGCGACCTCGGCATCGCCTGGTCGGGGTTCACCACCAACACCAACACCAGCCCGCACCTGGACGTGTACCAGGTGGACCTGACCTACCGCCTGGCCGTGGAGCACCGCCTGCAGGGCGAAGTCGGGCTCAACACCACCAACTCCCGCCTGGCCGAGAACGCCCTGGCGGGCACCGTCACCATCACCCCCACCTCCTCGGCCCGCGCCGTCTACACCGACGAGCAGACCGTCCACGACCTGGCCACGGTGCGCGTCGCCTCCGGCCACCACCGCGCCGAAACCCCCCGCCTGCGGGTGAACCTGCCCGCGGCGGGGCCGTGGTCGGCGCGCTGGTACGCGTGGATGCCGCGCCTGCAGGATGCCGGGCTCGGCACCGCCGAGGTCCGCTCGCTCGCGGTCCTGCCCACGCACGCCTGGGTCGTGCACGCCACCGCCGCGGGCAACATCGGCACCCGCCTGCAACTTCCCGACCTGGCGGCCACCCCGCTGACCTGGACCACTGAGGAGGGCACGGCGGTGGCCACCGGCCAGTGGTGGCGGTGCGAACTCGCCTGGGACGGCACCTCCACCCTGACCTCCCGGGTGTTCGCCGCCCACGCCCTGGGCGGGGACCGCCGCCACACCTGGACCGGCCTGACCGACCCGGGCCGCGTCCTGGACCTGACCGGCTACCGGTGGCGGCGCCGCACCACCCTGTACTGGGGCGACCAGGGCACCGAGGTGCGCGCCCTCCAACTCGAACTCCTCGACCTGGGCTACTCGCTGGGCCCGGCCGGGGCCGACGGCGACTTCGGCAACGCGACCCTGTCCGCCATCCAGGCCTTCCAGACCTCCCGGGGGATCACCCCCGTCGACGGCGTCCCCGGCCCCGAGACCCGCGCCGCCATCGACCTGGCTCTGGGCCGCACCCCACCACCCCTGTACCTGTCCCACGTGGCCGTGGGCACCGGGCCGTGGATCGGTCCCGCCGAACCCGTCCTGGCCGCGGACACCACCCCCACCAGGAGGCTCCATGTCGGCTATCTGCCCATCTGAGATCGGGCCGCCCCGGTGACCGCGATCGTGACCACCGAGGGCGGCCGGTGGCTGCGCGCCATCCTCTACCTGGTCACCATCACCACCGGCGTGTGGTCGGCCGTGTGGCCCTCGGCCACCCTGCTGTCCCTGCTCAACGGCACCGTCGCCATCGGCGGCGGCACCCTGCTCGCCGCCGCCGGGACCTGCTGCCTCTACGGCGCCCTGCGGGGCCGGTGGATCGGCGAGCACATCGGCCTGCCGTTCGCCATCGTGGCCACCGCCGGGTTCGCCGTCCACCTGAGCTGGACCATCGGGGACTCGCTGGGCCGCGGCACCGTCGCCGGCCTGGCCATCATGATCCCGATCCTGCTCGCGGACCGGTGGAGGGGGGTGCGAATCCTCCACCGGCTCTCACGTCAGGACGCGCGCGCTCGCGCCCGGGCCCGTAGAAGGGGACCTCGTGCACCTCGGCATCCCTGAGCTGATCGCCATCATCCTCGGGACCGGAGGTCTGGGCGGGACCATCGCCAGCATCGTGCAGTCCCGCCGGGCCATCAAGGAGGGAGCCCGCACCGACGAACGCGGGGTGATCGAGGACTCCGAGCGGTGGCGGCGGACGGCCGACGACGCCCGCGCCGAGGCCTACCAGGAACGCGACGACGCCCTGGACGAGCGGGACTGGTACCGGGAGGCCTACAGCACCCTGCGCGCCCGCTGCGTGGAGGCCGGGGTGAGCGTCGCCGACCTACCCCCCACGCCGCCCCGCCGCACACACCACTGACCCGCCCGCTGGCCCCGGTTTCACGCCGGGCCCGTCGCCATGCCCAGGAGGGCGCATGCCCCGACCCAGCAAGTACACCACCCGCTCCGACCTCGGCTGGGGGCCCACCCCCGCCGACCCGGCCAACCCCCGCTCGGGGCTGGTCATCCACTACGACAGCGCCGACCAGGTCCTGGCGAACAAGCCGCACTCGGCGTGCCTGACCTACTGGCGCAACACCCGCTCCTTCCACACCGGGCCTTCCCGCGGCTGGGCCGACATCGGCTACAGCTTCATGGCGTGCGCCCACGGCTACGTCCTCGAGGGCCGCGGCCTGAACCGCACCCAGGCCGCCCAGCCCGGCGGGAACACGTCCCACTACTCGGTGACCCTGGCCACCGGCCCCAACGACGAGATCACCTCCGAGCAGATCAACGCCGTCCGCGAGCTGCGCCAGTGGCTCATGGAGAGCCCCCGCGACAACGCGGGCAAGGTGCTCGGGCACCGCGACTTCATCGCCACCTCGTGCCCCGGCGATCGCGCCTACGCGCTCGTCACCGACGGCACATTCACCCAGGCCCCCGGCACGCCCGGGGGAGGAATGGAGGACGACTTGATCGGTCTCAAGGAAGGCGACGGCAAGAACGACGGCCTCAAGGAGCAGGTGATCGCCCTGCAGCGCATCATCGGCTTCTCCGGCTTCGCGAGCCTGCTCGGCCCGGACCCCGACGGCCGCTACGACGGACACTGGGGGCCCAACACCACCCGGGCGCTGCTGGCCCTGCGCCAGAGTGTCGGGTCAAAGGTCTCCGACGCCAGCTCCATCACCGGCACCGCCTACGCGCACCTGGAGCAGGCCCTGATCCGCGCCGAGGCCCGCAAGCTCATCGCCGCGATCCCCGGCGGCGGCTCCGGCGGGGCGCTGCCCGCCACGGTCCGGGTGTCCGGCGAACTGGAGGTGCAGAGCTGATGCACGCCACCCCCGCCCCCGCCCCCGACAGCCCGGCCGGGACCCGCCGCGACGCCCTCCTGCGCGCCCTGCGCACCCTGGGCCAGACCGCGATCAGCGGCACCGCCGCCGTCATCGTGCTCGTCGTCGCGACCGGGGTGGCCGACACCCTCTCCACCGGGGAGGCCGTCACCCTGGGCGCCCTGGTGCAGGGCGTGGGCGCCCCGCTGCTCGCCTACCTGCTCCGGCGGTGGGAGGGCCGCCAGGCCGCCGTGTAGCCGCTCACACGACAACAGCCGCCCCGCCCCGCCGTGATGGCGGGGCGGGGCGGCGTCGTCGTGTGCGGGGAGCGCCAGCGCCGGGGCGCCTACTCGCCACCGCGAGGATTCGGTCGGCGTTTCCGCCGCTGTTCGACGTGCTGGCCTCGGCCGCTTGTTGCCGGTCGGGGTCCGTTTGCACGCGGGGCGCGTGGGTGGAGGTTCTCCACGATCATACCAGTTCACTAGTTGACCAGTTCACGAGTGGACTGCTATGGTGATGGCACACCCCAAGGAGGCGGACATGCAGAAGCACCCGATCTGGACCACCCTCGGGCACGACAAGGGCGACCTGTGCAGCATCGACGCTCTCCGCGCCGACGGCACCCGCCGCACCCATGCGGGCAAGGTCCTGGGCTGGACCGCTTCCAACAAGATCGTCATCGAGACCCTTGAGAACGAGGACGGCGCCCTCGTCCGCAAGAAGCGTGGCATCGACCCCGAAGACGCCAAGCGCGCCTGGGACGCCGACCGCATCGCCGAAGCCGCGGAACGTCGCGCCAACGCCCCCAAGGCCACCGACGCACAGGTCCAGTACGCCGAAGACCTCCTGGTCCGGGTCGGCACCTGGGGATGGCGCCACACCAGCCTCGGCCATACCCCCATCCCGACCGTGGACGAGCTGCGCGCCATGACTAAGTACGAGATCAGCGACCTGATCGACACCCTCAAGTTCGGCATGGAGTGACATGACCCTGGAAAGCGTGAAGAGCCTCGCCCAGGAGGCCAAGGAGTTGCGGACGCAGTACCTGGACAAGGTCAACGAGCTGCGCCGGGAAGTGCGCGCGGCCGACAAGGCACGCAACGGCGAAGGTCGCAACGAGTTGGCGCGTGCCGCCGAGCCGGGCCTTGCTCGCCGCCTGGTCTACGACACCCTGGGGGCAGCGGATCTGCTGACCAAGGCCAAGAACCTGGTCGAGGACTTCGACCCTCGTTTCGACGTTTTCCAGTTCAACGGCGTCGGTCCGGTGAAGCTGACCACGAACCTCGTGGACGCGCCCGGCAACCCGGCCTTCGACCGGAGCGGGTTCTACTCGGGGGGTGAAGAGGCCAAGAAAGTCGAGCGGGCGGCCCGGCGGTTGCTCAAGCACTTGGCGGAGGCAGGGATCACCGCACCGGAGGGCGCCTCTGACAAGCTCGCGGACTTCGAAGACGTCGTACTCTCCTGACTCCCAACGCACCGAACCCCCCGCGCCGTCTCCCGTGTCGGCGCGGGGGGTTCGTTCGGTGGCGGGGGTTTCACATGGTGACGAGCCCGCCGGGCCGGTCAGGCGCGGCGCAGTGCAGGGCGCGCTAGAGCGGGTCGGTGTGCGCCATCAGCCCCGTGAAGTCGCTGTAGCCGGGCGGCGGACCGCCCTTGACCCTGGACTCGTCGCGGCGGGCGTGCAGGACGCCGTCCTCGATGTGGGCCGTCCAGCCGCGGCGGGAGGCCAGCGCCATGCCGACGACCTCCAGTACCTGCGGGTTCTCGTCCTGCCAGGACGGCCGGATCTCGTACCGGTCCGCACTCGTGTTGCCCCAGGCGGCGTCCACCGGCCAGACCGCGCCGTCTGCGGTCACGGCGACGATGCTCACCGGCAGGCCGGTGCCGTCACGGCCCTCGATGCGGGTGCCCTTGAGCAGGACCCAGAGCTCCCGGGCGGCGCTGGCCGCCTCCACGGTCAGGTGGTTGATGTCGCGGCGGGTGATGCCGCCGTGGCCGCGCACCCAGTCCGCGTACAGGTCCGGGCTGCGGTTGATCACCGCCCGCCACTGGGCGAGCTGCTGGCGGGCGGTGCGCTGCTCTCCGTGCGGCTCCCAGCCGGGGTCGGTGCGCACGGTGATCTGGTCGCCGGTGACCTCCACCAGGTAGTCGTCGGCGTCCGCGACGGCGAGCAGCACGTCCACACGCTCAGCGGTGGTCTCGATCGGGTCTGCCACGTGATCTCTCCTCAGTCGGTAGCCCACCGCTCGGCGGGCCATCCCCGCGTGCGCGGGGCGGGGGACGCGTTCAGTTCTGCGGCCAGTGCGTGGCGATGTTCAGCCCGGTGGATCGCATGGTCTCCACGAATCCGTCGAGCCAGTCCGTGGCGCCCCTGCGCGGGTCGCCGCCGTCGGGGTACTCGTAGAGCGCCCAGGTGTTGAGCCCGGCGTACACGGTGTCGTCCGGCGCTCCCTGCCGCCACCTGGCAGCGAGGTCTCCCATGGCGGGGCTGAACGCTGCCGCGGCGTTGAGCATGTCCTGGACGTAGGCGTGCGCGTCGGAGTGGGACATGCCCCCCTCTCCGTAGGTGGGGAAAGCGCCGCCGTCGTCGGGGCGGATCTCTACCCGCAGCCAGTTCCACGCCATGAGGGCCTCCAGTTCATTCGGGGTTCGGGGGTTGGTCGAGTCAGCCCTGCGTGTTGTACCGCAGGTTGTCCATCAGGTGGGCGCCGCGGGCCAGCGCCAACTCCTTCTCCAGCTCCTCGGTGGGCGCCTGCGGGTCGAACATCAGCAGACCGTGGGTGATGTGCGACAGGGCGTTCTCCTGGAGCAACAGGCACACACGGTCCTCGCGGGGCGGGACCCCCGCGGACGCGCACGCGGCCTCGTACTGGGCGCGGGAGTACGGGCCCGTCCCGGCTGCCTCGCGGACGGCGTCCCGGGCGCTGGCGCGCACCCCGGCCTCCTCGCGCTGGACCCCGGCGATACGACGGCGCCGCAGCGCGGCCTCGACCACGACCCGCGCCCCGTTCTCGTGGGAGGTGAAATTGCCGTACCGGTCCATGTAGTTCCCCCCGCGCGCGAACTCGCTGTCGGGGGCCGCCTCCAACCCCAGGGCCGTGCACGCGGCCTCGTACTGGGCGCGGGTGTACACCTCCACGGGCGGCGGGGTGTGGGAGTGCCACGCGAACGCGAACCCGTCGTGGCCGCGGTGGGGGTCGGTGATCCTCCACGTCGGGGCAGGGTTGACGGGGTGGGGCTCAGACCACACGCGGATCCCGTAGTGGCGCTCCTGCCCGATCGTGTCCTCGATGATGCGCTTGGCGGCCTCGTGCTCGGCCTGTGCCAGCACGGTCCTCACCGCGTCCTCGTGGGTCCGGTAGATGTACCTGCCGGGCTCGCGCTCTCCGTCCTCGTAGATGCCGTATCCGACGCTGGTGATGACCTCGCCGGTGCTGTGGTCGGTCCAGCGGCGGTCGTCCCTGCGGACCTCCACGCCGTCGGGGAGTTCGGTGATCTGAGGAAACATGGTCTCTCCTTTCGTGAGGGTTGGGGCCGCTTCGTGCGGGCCATCCCCGCGTGCGCGGGGCAGGGTCGGTTAGCCGTTGAGCTGGTCGGCGATGACCTGCCAGCCCTCGCCGACGGGCTCGCCGTCCGCGTCGACCTCACCATCGGCTTCGATGTAGGAGTCGATGGCGGCGAAGACGTCAGCCTTGGAGATGGGGTCGACGTCGGTGCGGTCGATGGTCGCGGCCTGGTCCCAGTCGCGGTAGAGCGCGCGCGCCTGGTCCGCGGTGATGGGGGCCATGGCGTGGATCAGCGGCTGCACGTCCAGGTGCCAGGTGACCTCCTTCATCGCTCGCTCCGCGCTGTGCTGGGGGGTGATGGGCGCGACGTCCGGTCCGCTCCACACCCAGGTCCCGCCCGTCCGGTACAGCACGCACCGGACGTCGCTCACGAGGGTCTCCCACACGTCGCCGCGCCGCTGCCAGGTTCGGGAGATCTCCTGCTTGGCGACGGGCACGTACTCGGTGACGGTGTGCGTGGTGGGCAGCGGCTCGGGGGCGGGCGGCTCCTCACCCTGGGGGTGCTGGTCCAGGTACAGGGTCGCGTCAGCGAGGGCGCGGTCCTGGTCGGCGGTCCTGTGCAGGTGCGCGACCATCTCCATCGCCCGCAGCTTCGTGTCGGTGTCGGCGCCCTCGGCGGGCCTCCACTTCAGCGCCCAGTGCCGGCGCCCCTTCTCCTCGACGGAGACGAGCAGCCAGGTGCGCCCGCCCGCCTGGGTCTGCCAGGTGTCGTCGGCGAGCCCGTCGTGGCGGTGGACGGTCGCGCGGGTCCAGGTGCGGGTGATGTCGCGGTTGCCGCGGTGGTCGCGGACGGTGACGGTCTTGATGGTGCGCTCCTTGTGTCGGTTGCGGCGGCGGTTGACGACGGTGGTGGTGACGCCGAGGCGCTCGGCGGTCCGCTTGGCCCCGTAGGTGCGGTCGAGGTCGTGGGCGATCTCGTCCATGCGGGTCTGGATGGCGGCGCGGACCAGGGATTCCAGGCCCTGGTACTCGGCCTCGGGGCTGGTGAAGTGGCTGGTGTCGATGTGCATCAGGCGATCCATTTCGCGACGGCGGTCTGCGATCCGCACTCCTCGCACTCGCCGTCGTGGCGGGTGATGGGGATCCCGCAGTAGTGGCAGCCCTTCTTCTTGGCGGGCACCGGTGCGGCGATGGTGGTGCGGGCCTCGCCCCGGACGGGGAAGTGGTAGGTCTTCCCCGTGGGCTGGGGCGGGACGTAGGTGGCGGCGGCCTGCTCGGCCTCGGCACGGGTGGGGAAGTGCTGGAAGGTCTCGCGGCCGTCGCAGCGGAAGCTCCACTGGCCGTCCCTGGCCTGGCGCATCTGGCGTGCGCGGGTCTCGGGGTAGCGGAACACCGCGATCGTCGCGGCGGCGCGGCGGGCGCGGGCCTGGCGGGCTTCGGTGATCTGGTGGGCGATGGTCTTGCGGGCGAGCAGGGAGGCGGTGTCGATGACCCACCGGCCGGCCACCTTGACGGCCGAGACCGCACCGAAGCGGATCCAGCCGCGGACGGTGGCCTCGGTGACTCCGAAGGCGGCGGCGGCCTGCTTCGTGGTGGCGGTCATCTTCGCTCCCTCTGTCGTGCTGATGACACAAGTAAACCCTAGAGTTTCGTATTGCGCAACTCTATGGTTGTGCTTGCTTGCGAAGAGGTCCCCGACATGCGGAAACCCCCACCCCGCTCGGGGGTGGGCCTGCGCCCCGGGCGGTTGCCGACCACGGGGGAGGCCGAACGCAAGAAAGGCCCCTCTGTCCGGCATCACGCCGGGCAGAGGGGCCTTGTCGTGGGTCAGCGGCGGTCCGTCCTCGAGGCGGGGTGGTCGGCGGTGCGGTGGCGTAGTCCGGATCCGGTCAGCCGCCGCGATCCCCGCTCCCGAACCGCCGGGGCGGGCAGCCCCTGCAGGTACAGGTCCGCCGTCCACCTCGGGTCGGCGATCACCTGGGCGACGGTGACGCGCTTCTTCCTCGGGTTCACGGTCTGGCGATGGTGATGGGCGGCGCAGCCGCACGGGGCGGCGATCATGACCCCTCACCCTCCTCCTCGGTCAGCGGCCCGAAGAAGTCCTCGACCTCGGCCCGCGTCATGACCCGCCCGGTGTCCACGCTGCGGAGCATGTCCGTGGGCACCTCCCACTCCTCACCGTCCCGGTCGAAAAACCTGCCCATCAGGGTCGACCTCCCGCCCGCTCCAGGGCGGCCTCCAGCAGGGGCAGGTGCGCCTCGTACACGCCGCCGCGCACCGCCGCCGCGGCGGCCAGGCCCTCGAACGTGGCCGCCGGCCACCACCGGGCGTCGACCGCGTCGTCCCCGGCCACCGCCGCGACGGTGCCGGGCACGAGGTACAGGGCGGCGGTGGAGCACACCCACGCGTGGTCGGTGGCCCGCCAGTCGGCCACGTAGCCGCGGGACAGGATCTGCGGGCGGACACCGGCCAGGTCCACGCCCGTCTCCTCCCGCAGCTCGCGCACCGCCGCCTCCTGGGCGGTCTCGCCCGGGTCGAGCATCCCGCCGGGGATCGCCCACGCCCCGACGTCGCCGCGGCGAACCAGCAGCACCTGGCGGTCCTCGCCCACGCCCGCGACCACGATCGGGTCCGCGGCGGCGTTCTCCCCCCAGGAGCCGAGGTTCCTGCCCGCCCTGCCGGTGCGCCCGGTCGGGTTGAGCGGCGCTCCGGCAGGGCTGATCTCGTAGGGGAGCACGGCGCGGGCCCGGCGGCATCCCCAGTCGGCGACCTCGGTGGGATCGGCGACCGGATCGGTGATCCAGACCTCGGTCTCGCCCTCCAGGGCGGCGGCCCGGAGTTCGGGCGGGGTGATGTCCACCGGCGCGTAGCCGGGCCAGGGGGTGCCCCATGGGCGGAGCCCGTCGGGGACGTCGGCGCCGGGGTGGTCGACCGGCGCGTAGGTGTGCTGCGTCGTCATACTGGTGGTGCTCCTTCGCTGGAGTGGTGCGGCCCGCTCCGGGGTCCTTGGCCGGAACCGGGGCGGGCCGTCGTCGTGGTGGTACTGGGTCAGAGGCGGACGTCGACGCGCTCGACGGTGCCGTCGCTGAAGGGGAGGTTCTCGTAGTAGATGGTGAGATCCTCGTCGACGTTGGGGACGGTCTCGCTGCTGCCGTCGGTGCGGTGGATCGTGACGGTGGCCACGGGGCGCTCCTCGCTGGTGGGGTGCGGACCGGGCGGTCCCCCGGCCGCCGCGGCGGTGCGCGACAGCCGGGCCAACGCCCGGAGAATGGTCACTCAGAGTGCCTAGACGCCCGGGGGTGTCTAGACGGCGGCCAGGCGCACGCTCGCGCGTCTTTTCGCAGGTCGCAGGGAAATATTCACTCAGGACCTCCGGGGGGCGTCTAGGCCGTCTAGAGCGTCTAATCCCTTGCTGCGCAGGGGTTCCGGGGTGTCTTGGGGGGCGTCTGGACCTAGACGGCCCAGACACCCCCCACAACGCCGACAAGACACCCACATCCCGTCACTGTTCGTAACGGTCGGCGGCCTCTTTCAGAGCCTCCACCGAGTAGCCGCGCTTCTGACGACCGTCGGTGTCGGTGAACCTCCCCGCCTTCACCCCGGCGTCGCGCAGGCGGTCCTGCAGCGACAGCAGGTCCATCGCCACCGCCTCGGCCAGGTCCTCGCTCTTGATCCCGGGGCGCTCACCGACGGCGCGCAGCGCCACCGCGAGGATGCCGGGAAGGCGGGGGGTCGCCGGGGAGGCCGGGGCTCCCTCACGGCATCGGTAGGACCACACCGCGCCGCCGGGAACCGACGCCACCGCCGAGTCCCGGGACAGGTCCCACACCTGGATCGGCGGCTGATCGGGGCCGCGTCCGGGGACGTTCGCGACCGCGAACCCGCCCAGCTCCAGCTCGTGGCTCGTCCAGTCTTTGCTGAGCACCTGGTTGTTCTCACCACGACCAGCGGTCTTCAGCACGATCCGGTCCTGCATGACCCCGTTCAGCTGCGACGGGATGCCCTCGCCCAACGTGGGCTTCTGCGTCGCCCACTTCACGTCGATCGCCCGCGACCTGCCCAGACGTCCCAGCGGCGCGATCGGCCCGAGCATGTCGATACGGGCCTCGGGCTCCTTCGCGGACATGTCGTGCATGGCCACAAGCTCCGCGCCCTCGTCGACCACGACGACGATCCGCGGCCGTTCCACGGTCGGCGCCCAGGTGGAGACGCCCTGGTCCTGCATGATGTCGGAGCGGTCCTTGGCCTCGGCGTTCAGCTCCCGCAGCAGCCCCAGGATGTCGTCCTCCTCGGTGGCGCACCGGATCTTGCCGCGCCAGAGTCCGGCTTCCTCTCCCTTGGCGTCGATGTAGACGACGACGGTGGGCTCGTCGGCCTGGAGAGCGTCCGCGATGAGCACCCGCACCAGCACGGACTTGCCCGCGCCGGACGTCCCGGCGATGAGCATGCGGCCCTTGGGGAGCACGACCGGCTGCCCGGTCTCGGTGTCCACGCCCACGCCCTGCCGCCCGGGGCGCCACACCATGTCCCGGGACGGCGTCCGGGTGCGGATACGCAACACCATCTGGTCGCCGTAGTCGCCATCTCCCAGGTCAGAATGCACGTCCCGGGGGACGCTCAGCGCGGCCCGCAACACTGGCAGCTTCTTCTCCAACAACTCCGGCGTCATTTTCCCCGACAGGGTCAGCACAACCCGGATGCCGAGCGCGTCCACGGTCGGCGTCCCGGGGACGACGCCGTCCAGGCCGCGGCCGCCGGTGTGCTCGTCCCACCCGGACAGGCGCGCGAGCAGGCGGTTCTCGGTGTCGGTGGCACCCACCACCTGGGCGCCCACGACAACCCCCGGGGTCGGCTCGGTGGTCGAGGCCGCGGCGATCTTGCGGGCCTTCTCCTCCAGCGGCGTGGCGGTGGCCCCGGCGCCGAGGTCGGCGCGGGCGTGCGCCCGACCCTGCAGGGCCAGCCACACCCACGCGGCGGGCCAGGCCAGGAAGCACGCGAGCGGCCCGCCCATGGCCAGGGCCACGACGGGGCCGGCGGCCACAGCGGCCGGGACGACGAACCTCGTGGCGAGGCGCGCCCCGCGGGCCTTGAGGACACGGGCGTCGACCTCCAGCTCCGACACCCGCCGGTTCTTGAGCCGCTCGATCTCGCGGACGGCGGCGGTCTTCTTCGTGGGCTCCAGGGCGCGAGCGGCCGCCTTGGCGGCGCGCACCCGCTTGTCGTCCAGGGCCTTCTCGGCGTCGTCGAGCATGTCCTGGCGCAGGGCCGGGTCCATGACGTAACCGGTGGTGGCGTCCATCCACCGTGCCCACGCGAGCAGCGCGTAGGTGTGGGAGGCCTCCAGCGATGCCCTCAGGCGGGCGTTGACGGCCTCCAGCCCGGCGCGCGCGGGGGTGAGGTCGGTGGTGGTCTCCTCGGCAGCGACGAGCCGCCCCTGGAGGGGTTCGGCCCGCGGGGTGTCCGTGGCGGGCTCCGGCGCGGGCTGGGGGTTCTCGTAGGTGACGCCGAGGTCGATGTCCTCGGTGGCGGGGGTGTCGCCGACCACCCGCAGGTGGCGTTGGTGTGTGGTGTCGTGCACCATGACGGGGTTCTCCTTTTCGCAGGTCAAGGGCAGGTGCGCCGGGGCGCGGGTGGTGGGTGCGGGGGCGCCCGGTCGGGCGCCCCCGCAGCGGGTTAGGCGACAGCGCCACCGATGACCCACGCCGTGATCGCGGCGCCGCCCGTGTGCAGCCAGTCGATGAACCCGGTCACCACGCCGCTACCGCTGCCGCGGGCGGCGATAGGGGTGATGATCAGCGCGACGATGGCCACTGGGTTGTAGGTCGGGTTGTAGCGCAGGTCCAGAAGCGTGGCGGCGAACCCGACGATGCACAGCACCGACCAGACGACGCTGGTGGGCAGTGGTTCTCCCACCCACCCGCCGAACGTGCCAGCGATGGAGCCGACGAACGTGCTATCAGCCCAGGCCACGATCGTGTTGGACATGGGGGACCGGTACAGCAGCATCGATCCGGCCAGCCCCACCACGAGGGCGAACAGGCCCGCGCGGCGGTTCTTGAGCTTCTTCGTCAGCAGTGCGGCGAATCCGAACATGCAGAGGGCGAGGAACCCGAACATCAGGCGTCCCCCTGCTTCCGGTCGGTCGCGTAGTGGACGACGAACATCACAGCGATCCACACCACGGTGATGACCGCCATGGGGATGAGGATGATGTCGGGGACTTCCAGGAGAGCAGCGGCGGCGATCATGCCGCAGGCCGCTCCCACGGGGATCAGCTTGCTGGTCGGTATCGGTCGGCGACTCACGTCCGGCTCCTTGCGGTGAGGGCGGGCCCGACCAGGGCCCAGGTCAGAACGGCCGCGCCCCACGCGAGAGCGAGCGCGGCCCACAGGGTGGCCAGGGCCAGCAGGACGGTCACGCCGCCACCCCCCTCGCGGCCAGGAGGGCGCGCAGCCGGGCGTTCTCGGCCCGCTCGACGGCCAGGTCCTGACGGGTCTGGTGGTGCGCCTCGGCTCCGGCGACGACCGCGTCGTGCTGGGCGGTGATCAGGACGGTGCAGGTGCGGTGGGCGCGCTCGCGCGCCCACGTGATCAGGGCCCTCATCGCACGGCCGCCGCGGTGCGGGTGCCGACCGGGGCCAGGAGCAGGGCGGCCACGGCGAGCATCACCATGAGCATCCCGGGGCTGATCTGCCCGTATCCGGCGAGGCCGACGACGAGCAGGACGGCCGCGAGGGCCAGGAGGAAGAGGTCGAGTCCGGTACGGAACATTGGTGTCTCCAGAAGCAGTTGAGTGCCGGGTGGGCAGGGTGTACACCTGGTCGGTTCGCGCGGCGCCGGTTCACTCCCGCAGGGGGTGTGTCGCCGGTTCGCGTGGCGCCGGAGTGGTGCTGCGGCCCGCCCCGGGGAGAACCCGGGGCGGGTCGCGGCACCCGCCGGAGGGCGGGGGTGCACCCCCTGCACACCTGCTTGTGAGCTGCAGGAATGCAGGGGGTGCGAAGGGCGTCAGCCCTTTTCGAGGTGGCGCTTGACGGTGGGACGAGCCAGGCCGGTCTCCCTCGCCAGGGCGTTCAGGGAGGGCTCCTGGCCGGTCTTCTCGATGAGCCGGTCACGGGCCTCCCACACCCGCGCGTAGTTGATCTCGGCCTCAGCGGCGGAGGTCTGAGCACCTCCCCGCGGGGGCAGGTGTGCAGGGGTGGACATCTGCCCGGCGGGGCCGGTGCGCGCCGTGGGCGCAGAGGCGGCGCGGGCCCGGTTCATCACGCCCGCGAACCCCGGCCCGTCGTCGCCCAGGGCGGACGCGTCGTCGGGGGCGTAGGCCCCGGACCCGAGGGCGATCATCCGGCGGGACGGCGGGGAGGCCAGCTCGATGCGCTCCTCCAGCTCGGCCTTGCGCACCATCAGGTTCGCGGTGGCATCCATCCGCGCCATGTTCTCCCGGGCCGTGCGCTCGATCCCGGCGATCTTGGTCTCGTGAGCGGCCTTGGCCTTGGCATCGTCCAGGCGTCGCTGGCGCTTGGCCTGCTCCTCGGTGAAGACCGCCTCGTTCTCCAACTGCGCCAGGATCTGGCGCTGCTCGACCGTCAGCGACGAGTCGTCGGCCTCGGCGGCCCGGGCGGCTTCCTTCTCGGCCAGCCGGGCCCGCTCCTGCTCGTCCTGGCGCTCGGCCTTCTCGGCGGCGCGGGCGTCCTCGGCGGCGGTCGCGCGCACGTGCGCTTCCTCGGCGCGGGTGTTGGTGAGTCCGTGCCAGGCGGCCTTGGCGATGAGCGGCAGGACCGCGAGCAGCCCGATCCCCCAGTTCCCGGTCTGGAGTCCGTGGGCGGCGAGGATGACCGAGGTGGCCCCGGCCAGCCCCCAGCCGACCACGGTGTTCCACCAGCTGACGTGGCCGGTGGCGGCCTGGCGGTGCGCCATGATCAGCATCCACACCCAGCCGCCCTCGACGACGACGCCGGCGGCGAGCCCGGCGGCGTGCACGAGCGGGTCCGTGGAGGTGCCGGTGGCCAGGTCCCA